CTAATTGCCATAACGCACGACCAGACACGCTACATTTTAAATTAAACATGTGATCAAACAAAGACTCTGCTTCTTGTTGTGTAAACGGAACGCCGATTTCTACAGCACCATCAATAATTCTTTTAAGTGTTTCTACCCATGTTTCTGTCCTATCTGTGCCATCAATTTTTCTGCTATATGTTCTTAGATAAACAACTTCTCCTAGCCCTCCAAAACCCCAAGGAACTTGTTTTTGGGAATAGGAATTTATAAAATCATAAGTTAATAACGACAATTTAGCCTCCGCGAAATGAATAACTAGTTTACTATGTAAAAAGTTAAAGTCAATGAATATTACTAAGGATTACAGCAAAGAATTTTCATAAAATTCTAAACGCTTTAATATCTTATCAGCAGTCATGGCCCATGAAAACTCAGAGTGTAAAATTTTTGCTGATTTTAAAGAAAACTTTTTGTAAATCTCATATTCGTTTACAACACTAGACATCAAGTGCAATAGTTCACCAAAATCAGGGCTTGCCCAATTACCGGTATCAGCTGCATAAAGATTATCTTGCCAGTCTGCTTTTACAAAACTTGCCGACAAAGGAATTCCATAATGAGAAAAATCTTTACAACCAGTTGCATCAGTAAGAATTGTAGGCATACCTGTTGCAATTGATTCAAAAGGAATCATCCCAAAACCTTCTCCCATTGTTGGATAAACCATACAATGACATTTGTGATACAACTCAACTAATTCATCTACTGTATAATTATCACCAATACCAATAATTTGAGGATGATAAATAGCCGGAACTAATTTGTTATCAACATAACATTCCGCAGTACAAAATTTATTATATTTTAAAACAAGTCTATAATCATCATCGTCATCATATAAATCTAAAAATGCATCTACAACCATTTGAGCATTTTTTCTTTTACTATCTCCGCCTACATGTAAGAAAACAAATCTTCCTGTTAATTGTCTATCGTATATAGAAAAATTTTCTGACACACCATGAGGTATTGTATATATATTTGCATTTGCGTTTTGTTTCCGATATATGTCGCTAATAAATTCTGAAGTAGACCAAATCTCATCGCATTTTTGCATACTGTAAACCCAGTGTTCTGGAATTTTAGTTGACTCCCAAGGAGTGTAACCAACCGTATACTTTGATTTGCTCTGATAGTAAGGAGGAGGGCAGAAGTTTACATGAAAAGGAATATCTTCTCGGTTATAAAATACACCACATTCTTTTTTTTGTAATGCCTGAATAGTCTCCAAAGCAGCGTGTTGATAACCTTGGCTAAACCAAAATTCACCAGATGCATCTTGATTGTTAAGACTAAACCAACTAATTTTTTTCATCAAACATTACTCTTTCTCTATTTCCAAAGTGTTGTTATTGCCTGACATATTTAAACATTGTACACCTTTTTGAATAAGAGAAAGAGCTGTTTGTTCAGAAATTTCACAAGTGATTGGAGTGTTTGTGAATACACATCTTGAAGCCGCAAGATAGAATCCATTAAATCTTGTAATGGTAATATGCGTGGGGTCAAGAATTGCAGCCGGGCCGTAATCATCAGATTCTACAACTGCAATTATTTTCATGTTTAACTTTACCATTGTTTTGCTTAAAACCAAAATTAATACTGCTAGTACACTAGCATGCTTAGTACACTAGTATGCTTATTGTATATAAGTTTATTAAGTATACTTAGTATACATAGTATGCTGGTACGCCTTGCATGCGTAAGCATACCACAAGAATAAAAAATTTTCTGGTGATTACAAAAGTTTTTCGTAATTCTCTGATAATATTTACACAAGGAGATTTATGACTGCTTTATTTTTTTGGTTGATCTGGAGTTTTGTTGCTAGTGTTGGTATTAAGTATACTAGTATGCAATTACTTAATGTAGATTTAAGTTTAATAAATGCATTATTAATACTATTAACATATCAATGGATTAGATTTATTAAACCTTTAAATAAAGAAGATATTAATAAAGTTAATAACGCTAAAAATAAAAGTCAAAAGATTGACCACAAATCTATTTCAGATTTTAATAGTATTATTAATACTAATTTTAAAAAAAGAAACAAAGGTAACAAATGAAAATTTCAAATTTTGAAGATAATACAGACTTAGAAGATGTTAAGAGTTTGCAAATAATTATTAAAGCAGTTCCTTATGAAAGAAGTTATCTTCCGGTTTTTGTAATAATGTCTCCTGATGACAATTACTCAATGTCAATTGATGAAGTAAATTCTTTAATGGATGGTGTTGAGATTGCCAAATCTAAACTTGATGAAATTATTAATTTTATTTTAAGAAAAAAAATCTTTAACGAAGATGAAGACGATGATGATGAGGTAGATGATGATACTGGGTCAACTGATTAAAGATTTTCCTTACCCGACTAAAACATGCCCGTATTGTAATAAAATTCTTGTTGTTGTTAATGCAGTGCATTGGCATGAAGATAAATATCAATACAAAGCTTTATATTTTTGCCCTAATGCAAAATGCTTAGTTTATGACGAAGGGGCAAAACAAGCTTATGCTCGTATAGTTTATTCATCTGAAGATGCCGCCCATTATTTTTGGAAAGTTAAGATTCCGGTACAAAGATGGGAGCAAGAAGATGTTGTTTCAATTTACGAATAATGTGGTAAAATTATAGATTATGCCAATTAACTCTTGCTCCAATAGCGGTAAGCCCGGTTATAAATGGGGCGATCAAGGTATGTGTTATACATACACTGAAGGTAATGACCTATCTATGAAACAAGCTAAAAATAAAGCCAGGCTTCAGGGTGTTGCTGCTAGATTAAATGGTTATAAAGAAAAAGTAAATGAAGTAACTACTAGCTCAATGGGCTCTGGGATTAAAAATCCACAACAAGGTTACAAACCAAAAAAGAAAAAGAAAAAAGAAAACCTTGGAAAAAATTTAGACAGATGGTTTAGTGAAAGATGGGTGGACATCTCTAGACCAAAAAAAGGAGGCGGGTTTGCGCCGTGCGGTAGAGCCGATGCTGAATCTGGTAAATACCCTAAATGCGTTCCGGCAGCTCGTGCTGCGAGAATGTCACCTGCGCAAATTGCATCTGCTGTTAGACGCAAGCGCCGTGCTGAATCAACTCAGACAAGACAAGATAAAAAACCAATCAATGTTTCAACAGATGTTGAAAAAGCATCCCGTAATGTTCCGACCAACCCTGGGCTTTACGCCAGAGTAAAAGCAGAAGCTAAAAGAAAGTTTGATGTTTACCCATCAGCCTATGCAAATGCTTGGCTGGTCCGAGAATATAAAAAACGAGGCGGCGGATACAGGACAGTATCAAAATCAGAAGAAATCATTCTTAACAAAGTAGCAGACGATCTAGATGAACAAGAAGCAGTGTTGGCTGATATGCTTATTGCAATTACAAGAATTTACGGAAAATTTAACGAAGACGAAACTGGTGTTTGGGCTGGGTATGATAGCCCAGAAGAAAATGATGTTAAAGATATTGGAGTAAAGTGCGCTAACTGTGTTCTTTACGAAGGCAATGGTGTTTGCAAAATTATTGCTCAAAAAGTGGAAGATGAAGGCAAGTGTCGTTTTGCGGTAATTCCAGATGGTATAGTTGAGGTAGAAGACGAATATGAAGAAAACGACATGGATGAGGCATAAAAGTTTACGAAAGTAAAAAAATAATGGTACACTTTAAAGAAGTATCATTTTGATACAAGGAGAAATTATGAAGTTTATTAATATCCCAGTAGATAATGCTGAAAGAATGGTACAACAGCATCAATTCTTGCTGAAAGAAGCGCTCCGAGCTGCCTCTTATCACCAAGAGCAAATTGATGAATTATCAAAAGCAGTAAAAGATGTTACTTTTATGCTTACAGAAGAAACCACTACAGTTGGCGGCACAGACTCCGGCTCAACTGGTGAACCAGCATCAAGCGCTCCATCGGCAACCGAAGTTGATGGTGATGGCGCATCTGAGCAAGTTCGCAAAACAGACCTTGTTTCTCTTCTAAAAGAACACGCATCTGAATTTGGTGATTTTGACATTGACCCAGAAACTATTGCTAGTTTTTTGTTGAGTAAATAATGGAAACACCAGTTGTTGTAGCAATCATTGGCTTAGTCGGTGGAGTTATTGTTGCATTAATCCAACAAAGTAGAAAAGAAAACAAACAAGATCATAACGTAGTCGCTGAATTGTTACATGATGTCCACAAGGATGTTACTAAAATAGAAAGAAAACTAGATCATGTAGAAGATAAACTAGACGACCATATTCAAGAACACTCACTTCCCAAACCAAAAGCCCCAGCAAAGAAAAAATAATTTTTAATAATAGCCAGTCCTGGTTTAGCTTATTTCGCAAGATTAAGCCAAATATAGGGCTGGCTATTTTTTTATAAAATCACAACATTTTCTATTTTATTATGGTAGAGTGTTTATAACAAGAAAGAGAGAACCCGATGGATACTCAAGAAAATACAGAAATTTCTGAAGTCAGTGATTTTATAATTAATGAAATTGAACTAGAAAAAATTTATTCAAAACTGATTAGCACAGTAAAAAATATTCAAGAAGCCGGCGTAGAAAGAACCGCTAGTGCTGTGATTTATGGATACTATAAAGGCTGGAATCTTTCAAAAGCTATAAAGTATTATAACCTTGAAGAAGATTTGGCTAAAAATTTATGGAAACATTTTAATTTTAAATTAAAGGAAGGAGGTCAAACCATGAGTAGAACAAAAACAAAACAAAATAATATTGTAAATTATTTGGAAAAAAATGTAGGGCAAGTTGTAACACCGGCAAAGGTGTCAACAGATGTCAGCATTTCTCTTCCAACATTTTATAATTTCTACAACGCCAACCGCCAATTCTTTAAAAAGGTAAAGCGTGGTCAATTTGAAATTGTAAATCCAAAAGAACAAAGAGATTCTGAATTAAATTCGTAGTAAATAAGCAGCCATTTTTTAAGGAGAAATAATGACAGTAGTAAAACAACCGATTAAAATTAATAATACAATAACTTGGGAAATGGCTGCTTATGATTCAACAGAAGAACTATATTCAGACATCAAAGCCCTTGATGGTTATTCAATTAATAATTTGCGAGAAACAATTGATTCTTACATAGATTCAAGAGATTATCTTGATTCAGACGGTATAAGAACTCAAGAGCATAAAAATCGCTGGGTGTTGCTTTCAGCGAATGCACTTCGTATTGCAAAAAATTTGGAGATAACATATTTGCTTACTAGTTCTGAAATTTTAAATACTGTTATTAAAAAACAAAAAGATTATGGACACAAAAATATTTCAAAATTTGGGATCACTGGTCTTGTAATCAGAGTGCACGACAAAGTTGCACGAGTAGAAAATTTAATGAAAAAAGAAAACTACACTAATGCAGTTGGTGATGAAACAATATTAGACACATTGATGGATATTATTGGATATTCAATTATTGCTTACATGTGGTTGAATAATACTTTTATGTATGAACTGGAGAAAAATTATGAAAAAA